CAATGTTGTAACAATTCTAAATGTCAGAAAGAACCAAATCTAGAGGCACTTCAATTCCTTGCTGAGTGGAGACTTTGGAAACCTGAAAATTTTAGGGAGTAAAATTAATAGGGATGGTGCAATTATGAAAAGAGAATGTTTAGTTCGAGGTAATAAAGTTTTCTTTTATGGAGATATGGCTATTAAAGTAGCAAAAGCTATTAGTTTATCTGGTAAGACAGATGAACAGTGGCTTAGTGATGCAATAGATAATTATTTACAATCAAAGGAGTTTAAAAGTGCCCTCAAGTGTAGCAAAAGGTAATCAATACGAAATAGAAGTAAAAAAGTTTCTAGAATCCCAAGGTTGGGAAGTGTTTAGGCAGCATCGTAAACCATTATGGATTAAAGGACAGATGGTTACAGTTGGTGCTGATATTTTTGGCTGTGATTTAGTAGCTAAAAGAGATAATCAAAAAACTCGCTGGATTCAAGTATCAACTGTTAAAAATTTTAAATCTAAAGAAGAGCAGGTTAAGAATCATGTGATTAATCAAATGTGGGAAGATTATGAATTTTGGTTAAGAGTTAAAGGTAAAAAAGAATACAAAGTATATAGAATGATTGGAGAAATATTTCAACAAATAGAAACCATAAGAATAAGGAAGGTAAACAATGCAATTTAAACCATTAGTTATTTTTGGATGTGTCCATATTGGACATGAAGATGCTGATTTAAAATTGGCGAAAAAATATGTAGAATGGGTTAAAGAGCATAATGCCTATGCACTTCTTTTAGCGGATAATCATGAATGTGCATTGCCACATAAAGGCCATATGATGTTTACTCAAAATATGAAACCACAGGAACAGTATGAATATGGCATTGAATTATTTTCTCCAATTGCTAAAAATATTGTGGGTGCTTGTACGGGCAATCATGCTTTACGAGCTAAAAAAGTTGCTGGAATTGATTTAGATAAATGTATGTCTGATAAATTAGGCTATTCTAATAGATATTATCCTCATCAAGGGTTTATAACTCTTAAAGTTGGATCACAAAGATATAATATTGCATTCAAACATGGCACTGGTGTTGGTTCTAATATATTCGGTAATACAGTAGCTTTACTTCGTTCTTATCCATCTGCTGATATTGTTTGTGCATCACATAGTCATCAATTATCCCATACTATTACCGGTTATTGGGACGTTATTAATTCTAGTCGAGTTATCCATACTGTTCACCATATTGTTACTGGTTCTATGCTAAATTATCCTGACTATGCAGATGAAGCAGGATATACACCACAGCCTAAAGGATTTGCTATTCTTTGGCTGCATTCTTATAATAAAAAAGATACTTATGTCGATATCTCTGGATTATGAATTATACTGTAAGATAGAAAAAAATACTTTTATTTATCAGGAGAAGAATAATGAATCGGCGGTTAATGAAAATAATTGGGATGAAGAAATATAATCAAACAGTGATAAAATTTATAGCAGTTATTTTAAGTTTCAGTTTTAGCACTGGACTAACTCTTACGTATCTTAAACAGCAAACTAAAGATCGGTATATAGAGGTATCTAAAAAAGTTCTGCCTACCGTCGTAGATATTCAATGTACTATTAGTCGGATAGAACCCGGCGCAATTAATAGAAAACAGTTCGGTAGAATTGAAGGAGCAGGAGTTTTTATCACAGCTAGCGGCCATATTCTTACTTGTGCTCATTTATTTACTTTTCCATATAAATTAGAATCTATATCTGTAAATACATATGATGGTTGGATATTTCCGGCTATTCTTTTATATAAAGAAGACTTTAGAGATTTAGCTCTAATAAAAATAGAAGCTGATTCATGTAAATTTGCTAAATTGGCAAATCCTAATTCTATTCAAATAGGTCAAGAAGTATTAGCAGTAGGTTCACCGTTTGGAATGGAATCTAGTGTTACTACAGGTGTAATTAGTGCTTTACCTTATAGTAACTTTATGTGTAATATGATACAAATAAGTGCGCCTATTAATCCTGGTAATTCAGGAGGGCCATTATTTAATTTGTATGGAGAAATTATTGGAATTAATTCATGTATAATGTCAACTAATCCATTTTTTCCTTCATGGTCTGGTGTAGGTTTTTCGGTATCAGGGGACGAAATTAAAAAGTTTCTTTCTATTTTTAGAGGATTAGATAGTCTATGAGAGGATTAAAAGCAAAGCTGATTAGAAAAATATTAGGCTATAAAAAAGATTTAGATATGATATACCAGAAATACTTATATCCTGTTAATATATCTATTGCTGGTGGAATGATGAATATTAATCATGTAACTTATATTTGTGATGATAAAAGGAGATTATATCGTGTGGCTAAAAAGATATATCGACAATTTGGCATACTTCCTAAACCTCAAAAAACATCAAGCTAAAGGATTAGTTTTTCAGATGACACCGGTTGTAGCCGAAGAATTTTGGATTAGAGTAATAAATTCTAATGCTGATACTGAGTCTGAACGACGACAAATACTTTTTCAAATGGTTAAAGAAGGTAAAATATTATCCGTATCAGAAACTTCTCGGACTAAAGAACAATATATTAAAGATATGTCTAAAGAATTTAAAGTTTTAGACCTTACTAGAAAACAAGAAGATGATATGTGGGAAGTTAAAGATATAAAGGATATACAAGAGCATTAAATATGGAAATAAAAAATTGGAGAATGGTACCAATCTTGGTAGCTGGATATGATATCCGAAGGTGGGAAAACCCACATGTCTCTGCAATTTATGTGCCCGAATATTTTAAAAAATTATTATTTTTAATTAAATATTATATTAAAAATTGTCAGCCCTTCGGGCCTACACATTTGCAGTATCATTCTCCTTTTGGATTTTTAATTACTTGGCCTCTTTGTTTTCATTTTTGGTATCAATTTAAAGAACAACAAGTAAACTCAGATGGATTAAAAATTCCGGGAAGTGAAAAAGTACTTTATTTTAGGGCTGGCGCTAGATGGGATGTTGGAAGTAATTGTTATCAATTTCCTAGTTTCTACGCAGGACTTTTATGGGATTAATTATGAAGCGGTTTAAAAAGTTTTCTTGCTGGATAGGTTGGCATAGTTGGTTTGGCTATGAAGAAATTCATCACAGCAATTTAGACCTGCTACAATTTTTGACATTTGCTAGGTGTCGATGGTGTAAGTATGCAGGTCAAATAGATTCTCAAGGAAATTTATTTTAAAAATATGACTAAAATAACTTTAATTCAAGGATATAAAGTTCATTTTAGGAATGAATTTTTTTGGTCAAAAAGTATGTGCGGTGGAAATTCTGGTTATTGGTTTAATATTACAATTAATTGGAAAAAGGTCACTTGTAAAAAATGTCAAAAATATAAAGAGAATAATTTCTAATGTTTTCTAATATATTAAATCTCTTAAATTTTTTAGTAGAATGTGCTATACTTTATGTATTAGTCAGAGAGTATCGTTATGACGAACAAAAAGATTTAGAAAAAAAACAACGTCGAACTAAGACTACAAAGAAAACTACTACTCATAAAGACGGTACTAATATTACAGAAGAATCAACTGAAGCTATAGAACCAATTTCATCACTAGAAAAGGAATCTAAATGAACTGTGTGTGGTGTGGAAAGTACATATCTAGTATAGATATTACATTTTTAGGTGTATTATGTCCAGAATGTCAAGAAAGGGCGAAGGAAGAAGATGCAAAAAATCCATATTAAAATTAATAAAGATGAACTATATCTTTTTCTTGTCTCTGCTGTTCGTTATGCTTTAGGATGTAGAACTTATATTGTTAGTTGGACTTGTAAAATAGTAAGAAAATATAAAAGTTATTTAACAGACTCTGAATTACAAGTATTAATTCGTAATATTAAAGAGCAAGAAAAATGGGGATATGGAATGGATTGTGATAGACAAGACTGGATAAAATTAGTAAATGATTTAGAAATGTTTATTAAAGAAAAAGTTTGATAAGGAGATAATTATGCCACTTAAAAAAGGATACTCAAAAGAAGCAATTAGTGAAAATATTAGACGGGAAGTAAAATCAGGGAAAGATGTTAAACAAGCTGCTGCTATTGCTTATAGTGTGGCTAGGAAGGCTAAGAAGGCTCGTGGAATGCGTACTGATATAGGAAGTACACGTGGTTAATAAAACTCGACAAATACATAAAAATTCTGCTCAAATTCATTCACCTTTGTATCGTCTTGGTACGTCAAATACTTCAGGATCAGGTGAATTGACTAGCTTATGGATTAAATCTATTCGCGCAGACGGTAGGGTAGAGTTTCTGTGTCGGCATGGTGTAGGGCATGGAAATCATATACATGGGTGTGATGGATGTTGTTTTAAAAAATCATACCCATTGCGGTATAAGTCAAAGAAAAAGATCGAACAAACGAACCATTGAGCGAAAAGATTTATTAGGATTATACCTAAATAGGTATAATTATTGCTCGTCGGGAATGTAAGAAAATCATACACATATTTCTGGCAGGCTATAACCAACCCCATTCTTTTAATCTCTGATAATCATGTGACCATCGATCACCGATATCAGTACGATACCAAAGATTTGGGGTTGTTATATTTGAGAGAATTGTATAGGCTTGATGTTTAGCTTCATTCATGGTATTGCCGGTAGCTGTAACAACAAATGGTATGCCTTCTAATCCTGTAATGTACCACTTTTCATCTTTTGTGTACACATCTACAGGATGTATACCTTCTGCATGAGCAGACCTGGCAATAGATTTGGGGTCTTTAATAATTATTAAATTATCTTTACTCATTCTTTCAAAGACTTCTTTTGATTCAAATGGAAATGGTGGCACAACTCCATTAACTCCGATGACAAATTTATAGCGTACGTCTGATTTTGGATCATTACCTAAAGCCATAGCCATTAATCGTTTACCATAATCACTAGCGATTACAGACATTTGTAGTGTAACGGCAGGAAATCCAAAACGACAAGTTGGCTCTAAAGGATACATTCCATCTTTAGTCCATATAAAATTAATATCAAACATTCCATGATAACCTTGTAGTTTTGGTATCATCTTAGCAATAGTTTGTTTATAGAGTGGGTGTTCTTTAGTTACAAAGAACATGCCGGTTCCCATTTCTCCGGTATTTGGCCCCAAATCTCCTGTGGCAAATTTCTTATGCTCAAAATTAATTTCAATAGGCTCTATAAAATCTTTACCATTAAATGCTCCGCCTATTCCCATCTCAACACCGTCAATAACTTCTTGAACTTCAAATCCTTCTATCTGATTTGATAGTTTTTCTTCATAATGATTTAAGACAGCTAGTAAGTCTGAAGCATCGTTTTCTTTTCCTACATAAGTAGTAGATTTATCATCAGATGCTTTACCATTTAATTTAATTACATATCTGGTAGGGGTTTTCATAATAAATTGTCGAGCTTCATTAAATGTTTTAAACTTATGAGAAGGAATATGTAAAAATCCAACTGAGTTCATTTCTTTTTGACCAAAGTCTCTATCATTTTCAAGTTTATCGGTATATTCTGTGCCACCAATAACTGGATACCCATGTTTTCGTAGTAGTTCAGCTTCTTTAGCATTATGAGTATCATCAAATACTATAAGATCACACCAATCAAGATGACCGGGCCATTCTTCAATTCGTTCTACAAATCCTTTACCCACATCTTCAGAATTTGAATCTTTAATAAATAATTTTACTTTATGACCATCTTGCGCTAATCTAAATGCTACTGCTGAATGTTCACCATAAGCTGATATCATTAAAATATTCATAAAATTATATTTTGTATGCAGAAAGTGACTTAAAAAGATACCTTTTATATATTAATTATTATCTTCCACAACGTCCACAACCACATTTAAGTTCTTTTTGTTTATCTGTCGTTGCCGAAGGTTTATCATTATAAGGAATAAAATGAAAAGTAGCTTTACATTCAAAACAATAAACTGATTGATAGTTACTATAATTTCTCGTTCCTAATATTACTTTACATACTGGACATGCTAAAGGTTCTTTTGAGTAGACCTGATGCACAATTTATGCCCATATATTTATTGTAGCAATTATTCTTTAATGGCGAATTATTGTTATTTTATATGTATAAGTGATGTAAATAAATGCTTCAATGTTTCCATAGCTGCTGTAATACTGGAAGCTGCAATAACATATATAAACTTTTTCATCCAACCAACATCAGTTCGTAATTCAGCAACATGTTCGACTAGGGTATTAATAATTGTAGTATTACGAGCCATATTATTGTCCTCCAATTAATCGTCTAATACCAGTAAAACCAAGCGCCCCTGCTGCACCAGCACCAGCTAATTTAGCCCCTTTCTTTGCAACTTTAGTTAGAGCATCTAATAATGCTTCTTTTTGATAAGCAGATGCCGTCGTAGCTCTTACGGTCGCATATCCAGGTACACTCTTTTCAAGAGCTTGTTCAAATGTTTGTTTAGCATTTACTAAAAACTTTTCGGCTTCAGGGCCTACTTTCGCACCACTATTAAGTAATACTTGTATTTGTTTACGTAATCCTTGAAGACCTTCAGGTTCAATATTTTTAGCAAGTTCATTAACTCCTTTACCTGCTATTTGTTTCATGGAATTAGCAAAGTCGTTAATTTGATTAGTTGTTTTAGGTAATTTAGTAGGTAATTCTTCCATTAAGATACCCTTAGATGCTTCAAAAGCCCCTTGGGCAGCTTTAGCAGCCTCTACAGAGGGGCTAGAAAGCGTTTTAAGGGCCGATAACATCTTACCCCCTATCTTACCGCCCCCATAAGTCAATGCGGCTGTTTTAGCCCCTTCTAAACCAATATCTTCCGCAGCTTCGGTAGACGTAGCCGGTGTTTTCTCACCTAAAGCACGTAAAGCTAACTGTTTAGCCGCTTCTCCACCTGCTGCTCCTACACCTGCTAATCCTGCTGTTGCAGGTAATGAAATTCCACCGCTACTTATTGCTGCAATTGTAGGAACTGCTACTCCACCAGCTAATGGTAGTTGTTCTGCCCCTACTCTTGCTATTTTATGTAGCGTAGACTCTTTTTTAGGTTTTAATTCAGGATTTTTTTCTAAAAAATTAGAAATTTCATCATCTGAATAGCCCAATGATCTAGCTTTTTCTATATCCAGTACTTTTGCCATATTATTCTTCCTTAAGTACAGTCTCTAGCGCCGGTATAGTAGACTTATCGGGTATTTTACTTATATCTCCAATAGGAATATTCATAGCTTCTAATTCTTCTGCATTAGTATCTCCCGCCGTAATTAAAGATAATTTTTGATGGGTTCTATGAGATATTTCTATTTTTTCCTGACTAACAATATTTTTAATTCTATTAATTCCTGCCCGAATAACAGTAGGATTAGTACCAGCTTTTCCAATTCCAGCAATAATATTATTAATTTCAGCCATCGCAGTTCTATTATTACCAAGTGCTTTTTGCGCAGTAGAAGCTAATTCTCGTAAAGTATTATTATATTTAGCGGCCTCAGGGGCCATATAACTTTGTAATACTCCTGAAGGTAGAAATTTACCTAATCTTTCAATACTTGAAGATTTTTTAGATAGCATATTCTTAAAAGCATCTTCGATACCGCTAATACCATTTTCTGCATTTTCAATATCTTTTAATTCCCTATCTCTATCTGTATATATTTTTATGATGGATTTAGTATCAATTTTAGAAGAAGGATAAAGAACTTTATAGGCTTGAGGTGTTAGATTTCGGCCAGTTTTAGGGTCTGGTATTAAATTAGCTTGTGCCATTTTCTCTACGTGTTTTTCTATGTTAGTAAGTCTTTCTTCTCGTAATTCGGTTTGTTTAGTTGTAGCTAAATTTCTAGCTGCCTGCGATCGTTCTAGTAGCATCTTTTCCGCTTGTTCCAGTCTAGCTTGTTTAGCCTGTTGTGCTTGTGCTCTTATTTGTCTTCCAGCGAGTAATCCAGATAGACCAGATTGAAGTGCAGCAGCAGGATTAGAGGCCGCCTGTTGTGCTGCTAAAAGTTCTTCATATGAAGGTAATCCTGATGTAATATCAGAACGTGCCATATTATTGTCCTCCTGGTAACTGATCTTCTGTTACATTAGGATTATAACCAGCAGGAGCTAAATTACTACCAGCAATAGCACCAGGAATACCACCGGCAAAAGCTCCTATAGCAGTACCGCCGATACCGAGTAAAGCATTAAGAGTGGCCTGTCTATTTGCAGCAGCAGCTTGTTGTTGCGCTAAGGTCTGAGAGGCTTTAAATTCTTCTAGTCCAATAATATCTGAAGTAGTTCCACTTTCAATCCCAAGTAGTTGGTTAGCATTATTAATTAAATCCGATCTTCCTGAATTATAAATATCTAATAAAGTTTGCTTATCTACACCTGTTTTATCCATAATATATTGCTCATCTAAATTGTATACTTGATTTAATGCCTGATTACGAGTATTTAAAGCCTGTTGAGTTAACTGTGTTTCACCTTGAGCAATATTTGCTACAGCAGTTTGTGGTATACCAGCAAGTGTAGCCCCAGCATACCCACGCTGTAATCCTCCTGTAGCTGCTAATGATTCTCGTGCAGCGGCTTGCGCTTCAGGTACAGCACCGAGTACACGTTGTTTTAGTATATCAGATAATTGTTGTCCCTGAATATTAGTTTGTTGTCCAATATCTTTTAAAAATTGCGCAGAACGATTAGCTGCTGATGTAGCACCAGCTTGCTGAGCAGCGTTAACCTGTGGTAATAAAGCTGTATTTAACCCTTGTAAGCTACCAGTTTCAGTACCAACAATTCCTTTCTGTGTTTGTGCTCTTTGTTTTACTAGGTTTTCAAGTGGAGTAACATCTATCGGTTGGACAGTACTTCCACCTCCACCCCCGCCAAATATATCCGACAAAAAATTAGCCATAAATAACTCCTAAGATAATAAAACTCGTTTCCACCCTAATGGGTTTGGATATTTTATATAAAGATATGGTGTATTGTTTAATACAACTGGTATAAGATCATTAATTTGTCCTTCAGATTCTGAAGGTGCAGTTGTTCTATAAAAATGATTATGAGACTGTTCAAATAAATCTTCAAAGTTTTGCTGGATAATTTGTGAAAAATCTTTTAAACTTGTATCAGTCTTAGTAGGAGGTGGAACGGCTTGATTTTGAATTCTAGACATTGATTAGTTCTCCTTCTCTAACCCAAGCATCTATAACAAATTGATGTAGCTGAACTGCATTTAAATCATTACTATTAACTCGTATATTAATAGTCTTTCCTTCTTGTAATGTACTAAAGGGAGGAGTTAATCGTTTAACAAAACGAGATAAATCAGAGGTAGTTACAATAGTAGTTGTTCCTAATGTAGCATCTTGCAATAGAATCCAAGTAGTACCTCTATCTATAGAGTAATAAAAAGTATACGATGCCCCTGTATTTAATCCTGTTACGTAGATTTTACGAAGAATTTTAGTTTTATCATCTCTACCAAAATTAAATGCTTTAGTTTCTACGTTTAATTCGATTGTTGTTCCATTATCACTTGTACCTTGTAAGAATTTAAATATTTGACCAAGATTAGCATCACCAAAATACGGTTCATTAAAAAATAAAGAAAATGTATTAATGGATAGCCCACGATAAATTCTCCATCTTCCATTTTGGTCATATAGGATAATTACATTATTTTTAGATTGACCAAGTTCCGCTGCTGCGAGTGCGTAGTATTTATTATAAAAAATAGACGCAGCACGAACGCTTGAAATAGAAGTAAGAAACCAATTGATAGTTACACTTTTAATCGTTGGAATTGCGTCAGCAGTAGAGGTAATAATTACTTTCCATTGAACAAATTGAAGTGGTGTAACTCCTGAGGGAGGAAAATCTCCATTAGTGACTGTAAAAAATGTGGCTAAAGATAATCCAAATGAAGTAGATGCACTTCTCATTTGAAATTGAACTGTGCCATCATTTGTAATGAATGTAGATTGAAATATATCCCAACCTGCGGGAGTTGTCGCCGTATCTATAGCAGACGATATTAGATTTGCTACAATAGTCCAGGTAAAAACTAAAGAAGTAACAAAAGGAGTTACAGTATCGTCACTTGTTGCTGTCAATACTAATTGAATTTTTGCATATCTTTGTACTACTTCGGTACCAAAGGGAACAAATGAAGTGTAAGTTATATTGTCTGGTGATGTAGCGATTGTCATAAAAATACTAGTGCCGATAGGTGTAGTTGAATTTAAAGTTAAACTATTATATACCGTACTATCAGATGTTGTATCAATGGCCTCACTTATCCAGGTAGATGTATTTTGAAATGTTAAAACAATATTTTCTACAAAAAAATTACGATCTGGCGGCGCATTAAAAGGTGTCGATGCTGTTACTCTAACTCTCCAATAGCGTTTTCCAGATAAAGAAAGAACAGCATCACCATTTAATCCTACAATAGTTTGTGAAGTTTCAGGGCCAAGAGTAAAACTAGGATCACTACTGCCCTCTACAATCGTAGTTAAAGTATCAAAAGATGAGGGCTGAAAAACAGGCCAGGAACTATCTTGGTGCACAGTAGTTGGAATAGCTCCTGAAGGAGAACCGGTATCATAAACGGCAGACAACCATGAGCCGGACTCTGGATACGCAGACAGTGGAAATGCTAATTTCGGGCCAAAACTGATAAGCATATCTCCATAAGCTGTTCCTTGAGTTAAATCAGGTCTAAAAATTACCGGAGTTTTAAGAAGATTGTCACCTAATTCTGTAACTGTATTATTATTAACTGATCCTCCATTCCAGTCGTTGTGGGACTGCCAAAGATGCTTGGGATTTTCCGTTGTTATAAAACCAGGATCAGAAAGTAGATCAATACCGGCAGATGCTGTTCCTCCCTCAAAATCTGCTTGTGTAGATTGTGTATTTCGTCCTTTGATTTGTTGTGCTTGCTGTATATTAAAATTAACTAAATCTTCAATCGAATCACTGAGATAGCTTATAGAACTACCATTAGTACCATAAATTCCTTTATCACTTAACCAAATAAGAATTGGTACACCCTCTATAGTCCGAATTTGAATAGAACGGTTATCTACGCAGCCTACATTACCCGGAACTTCAGAATATCTAAATTCCTCTTGCCGACGCCCTAAAATTTGCCCAATAGAGTTCCGATTAAAAACCCAAACTTTATCATTAAAGACAACGAGAGCCGTAATAGGGTCACGGGGATTACAAGTAAGTTCTGTATCTGATCCCCAAATATCTGGTAATCCAGCTTGGCTATAAAATAATGTAGAAGGGCTTCCTGCTACTCCTGCACCCCATAACCTATCTAAATGTTCTACAACAAGAGAAAATTGAGGTGGAACATTATTATCAGTTGGGATTGGTGCAGTACCTATAGATGCCGTATCAACAAAAATTGTAGTAGTATTATCAAATATTTCTCCTACAAGCAGCCATACTCCATCATCATTATCCCTGTATATATTTCTGGCCGTAACTCCGTATCCACCAATAGGAATAGCTGTTAAATTTACAGTATTGTTAGGGTTAGTTACTGTATGCAATGTTGAAGTAGGGCCACCATTTGACTCTTCAAAATCATAATAAAGAAAGGTAATTTTATAGGTATGCCCACCAGCAGGTACATTACCTCCTGCACTATCAGCAGCAAAAGTAGGAGCAGAACCAGGAGATTGTGCGCCAGCATTTTTAGTTCTCGGTACAGAATAAGTAACACCACCATAAGATGCGGTACGGTCATAAACTTGTGATGGATTAATTCCATTACCGAAATAAACTCTATCTAAATAAATTGCGAACTCAAAATTACCATTAGATGAATAGCCGGAAGTAACGCTGGTAAATGTAGTGTCTCCTGAACTATATTTTAATGTTCCGCTATTGACTTCTAAAAGATGGTGTGCTCCGTCGGAGAAAACGGCCTCATATTGATCTTTAGGAGGACTACCAAAATCTACTGCATTATAGACAGTTGTTCCCAATCTTTTGGTAATTACTCCTTTAGTGTTAGTGTCTGTATTTTTAGTATTACCAGTAAAATCATCAGCAGATACAAATATAGAGTCAGCAGGGTACTTAGTATTCGTATTTCCCCATCCGGCAGATGACTGTGGTATGGTAATTTCTAATTTTTTCATACTTCACTTTCCCATAAGTTTTGAACAGGATTTCTATTGATACTAAGCCAATCAGTTAACGGAATAATTTCATTCAATGCCTTATTAGTAATCTCTCGTCTAACAAAATCACTTAAAAATATAAACTCCATAGACCTTTTATTAGGAATACGACTATTAACATCTGTCGAAGTAACAGCCTCATTAAAACTTCGGAGATAAGTTGCAATACGATTAAATGTATCAGATGAGACTAAATTTTCAAATAATGGCACTAAAGTACTAAATGATAATGCAAATTGCTGAGATAGATTATATCTAGAGGTATTATATGTGGGAATATTATACTGAGCGGCTGTACTAGAAGAACTATCTGCGACTGCTTGTATATCTGTTAATAACCTAAACAATAGCTTATTAGAAGCATCTGTTAATGTAATCATTTCTCCTGCGACAAAAAAACTATCAAAATCTGTTAATGACGAAATAAAAGGAGTAATTGATTCATTATACAGTGGTTTAGGCTGTTTTGTTAAACTATCTAAACTAGATATGGCCTCTAAAAATGCTGCTAATGCTATTAGTTTAGCAATACTATCAGTAGGAGTAACAGCTTCCGCAAAAGATTGGGATAAAAATTTAGTTAATATATCAGTATTACTAATAGATTCTAATAAAAGTTTAATATTGTTAAAAAATACATTATTATCAGCGTCAATAACTGTTTCTACTTTAGTAGTTGAAATTAAACTGAATCTATTATCAGTAGGCGAAGTACTTTCAGTAAGTGCGCCTTGATTAAAATTTAAACTTCGAGTATCCGTACTTGTAATACTTTCGGTACGTACAGGTTGTATTGTTTTAACTAAAGTATCAGTTTCAGTTAATGATTCTGATAAATTTTCTGCAAAAACAGTAATATTATATTCAGCAGTATTATATTCTGCTGTATTATATTCAGGCATAAAATTAATTAATAATTACATTATTTAAACCATAAGTATTTATATCAGACTGTAATTTAGTATAATCTTTATTACCTAAATCAGTAGGAATAGTAACATTATCAGTTATCCTCTCATAAATAGTAACATTATTTACAGAGTCAACTATTTTTTTATATTGAACCATATAATATACCTCTTAAAGTAGTTCTGAATTAGCAGTGAAATGACCTGAAGCAAATACTTCAGATGCAACTACTTGAAATGTATAATAAGTTTTAACTGTAGAACTAAGATTTGGATTGCGCAAAGTAGCACCACCAGCCGATGTAAAAAATTGCCAGGTTCCTGAATCTCCATTATTACTCCATGCGGTCATACTTGGAGCAGTACGTTTTTCTACATGAAATGGTCTTGTACTACCGTAAGAAGTATTCGCTCCTCCTGCTGAAGTAGTAGTAAATTGCTCTGCACCACCGACTGAACCTAATGCAGTTTCAAGTGGATAGCTTTTTTCAAAATATCTTTCACAACGATGAATTAATAAATCGAGTGGTATATGCTCAAAAGCTGTTGCATTAGTACCAATTTCTAGTTGCACACCTGTAAAGTTAATAGTGGCATTAAGCGTTTGAATTAAATCTACAGTTCCGGTAGGAGAATAGAATTTTCCTGTTTGCCACACATTAGGGGATGCGCTTTTAAAAGCGCTATTAGCTCCTAAAGAAAACATAACTTCCATTCCAATTGCAGTAGTAATAGACCAAGTTCCTGCTGTATCTCCACTAATAGCAATAGTTTTTTGCTCCCACGTATTTGCATTATTAATAGTAAACGAAAATGGATAAGATCGATTTTCTGTTCCGTTTAATATTGATCCCCCATAAGTCCCTGTCATTGATCCTTTAACCCAAAATGAAAGAAATAATGCTTGAGCATCGGCAAATCCAAATCTAAAATCAGCAAGAAAATTTCCTTCCATAGGTTGAATAATACGATAACTAACATTAGCTGCTAATGTTAAATCAGTGCTAGTTATCGTAGTAATTATTGAGTTACGAAATCCTCCTGAATTTGGAACATCTGTAACTCGCTGTAATGTAAAAGCACCAGCCGAACTACCTTGTCCCATCCAATGATCTGCGGAATAAAAAGTAGACGCTGAATTTACTGTAATTAATGCACCGACATTACGTTGATCTATAATCATTTCACCATTTAAAATTCTATTACGTCCTAATCCAATAAAAGTAGGTTGTAATACTTGTTCTAGTGCTTCAATTTCATTTTTAATAACATTGTGATGAGCCGCAACAATATTATGAAATACCTGCACGGACATGGAATGAGATGCAGCAGTAGTACCATCTGCTCCTCGTGTACAGCCAGTAAAACTATTACCCCCACTAAGTCCTGTATATGCGATTATTTCTGAATCAATAGAAATAAAGCCTGCGCTAGGGAATCCAGTAGTAGAACTTACATGAACTGTAGTTGCACCGGCTGTAAGAGGATTATCTGTTAAGGTCGTAGCAAGATTATTTACGGCTATATATAAATTGCTATCAGTGGATATTGAACTAGGAAAATTTGGCATAATATATACCTCCTATAGTTTTATTAATGCCTAAGTAAATAAAACTTAGGAAAATGTAACCTGCCAAGTCACCTGAAGTGTATCACCAGCACCCTTATTAATTACTGCAAATGTCTGCCGTGCAAACATAGTACCAGAGCTAGAAACTGAAAATAAACCAGATTCGGTAATTGCACCTGTATCAACACCGGGGCCAAATGATGCTACGTTCTGCCACACATTCGTTGAACTAGTCAAAGTTCCTTGAACACGTGTAGATAGCTCTGTTTGAAGTGTTGTATCACTAGCCATAGCTGCATTGGTTCCAGTTCCAAGAGCGACATATGACATGAACTCTCCGGCCTGAGAAGCCGCAGCTAGCCAAGTAGCAAGATAGTTCTTTCCAACTGTAACAACTATGTTATCAACTTCTTTTGTTTCTTTAAGGTTACCATCAGAATCAAATAAAACGAATTTGATGTGACCTTTTACTTTTAATTTTTCTTCCATTTTAATCTCCTATATTTCTTTTTACTAAGACACACCACTAAAGGGATTGAAGCCGAATGTACTTGTTCCACCGCTAATTGGAAGTGCAGAAATAATATCTAGTCGATATCGTTGATCTCCACTTCTCTTTTTAACCCACTTACGGGCTTCTCTAACACCATCAAAATATATCGCTCGTTGTTCAGCAGCATCGCCACGTTCTTTTTCTTTAGACCAGGCTTTCCATAAAACATAGGCTATTGCATATTCTTCAAAACTATCATCTATATTCATATCTTCAGTTGTTGTTAACAGTAAAATAGGTTTTGCATTATAAAAAAGAACTATATTTAATCCAAATTTAGGGGTTGGAAAAAAGTTAAGTTCATAGTTAAAAATCCAATAATTTCGTGGTAAATCAAAAGTAGTAGAATCTGTGGTCATAAAATCTGGATTTTCTTGAGCCATTTTTTCTAGGCGAGTTGGTTCTAGTCTTTTCCAGTCATCAACTAACGTAGAATCCGCATTATTATTATTTACAAATACGGCTTTAGCACTTAACCAATCTCCTGGAAGTCTATAAGAACTGCGTCCAGGAACTAAAGTCATCATTGCTTTATTTTCCATAATTCTAGTAAGATTATTAAAATGTCGTTCAAATCGATTTATCCAACCAAGAAGTTCGTCATCAGTCCAAAAACCTGCTACTGGTTCTACTAACTCAGTACGAACTTGTGTTATAATATCTGATACTTTCATATTTTATCCTTATTTTATTACCTGAGAAATAGGAATAAAAATGCTACTTTGCACCAAGACAAAAACTTTCAAAAGTAATAGAATCTGCATCATTAAAAGTCCAAAATATTCTAACATAATCACCAGTAGGAAATCCACCCGATAATGTAATTGTTATTACACCCGTCGCCGATAAATTTCCAGTTATTAAATTTGGTACATCTAACCAATTATTATTATCAACACTACATTGAACTTTAATTATAACATTTCCTAAATCTTGAGTTGAAATTTGAGTAATATTAACTACTAATGCCGTGACAATAAATCCTGGTTCAATAATTACCTCTCCATTTCCTGATGTTATTTCTTGATTTAATGGATGAAGTAATAATTGCATATTAAATTTCTGCCCAAATTATATTAATTACAGGACTCCGATTACTTCCATCTGCTTGACCAGTTATTAATAAAGAATTATTATTATCTAAAAGTAATTCAAAGTCTAAATTTAATATTAAAGTTAAAGTATGATAATAACTTCCAACATTCCATGCGTTTAATTTTATTCCATTAGCAGTTATTACTGGTAAAAAAAATGGAGTGATTACAGCGACTGCACTTCCTCCAATATGTAAAGATGAAGTTGTTATCGATGTTCCATTAGTAGTTACCGTAGGAGATTTATATAAACGAAACTTAATAAATGAATCACTTGTTGAAAAATTGCTAAATTCTATCCGTCTAATTTTAGCTTGTTTACTACTACCAGAAGGATTTTTAAATAAAAGTAAAGCAGTTTCAGTTGTTCCTAATGTAGTAGTAGGTTCCGAACTTAAGACAAATAATTTATCGTTGTCTGATAAATAATATGGCACATTTTGAACTAGAGCTTGACCAACTGTTGTAACAGATACTTCATTAGCAGATTTATCTGTTATAACAACTTGTTGAGTATCTTGTACATATGGAAGATCAGACATTAATTTCTCCAAATCAGCGGGGTTGTTTATTGTGGTTATCCCCGCGCAGAATAGTTATATTCTTTCCCACACCAAACTATTAATGATAAATAATACTACTATATAAATCTTGTGCTGTAACTGGTTCTCGATTTGTCATAATAACTTTAATAGTTGATGTATTAGGAATACTGACTGGATTAGGAAGTTCTAATTCAACCCATTGATGAGAAGCGCTTCCAAAAAATACAGCTTTACTTGTTTCACTTCCTGTTGTACCCCACTGAATCTCACACTTAAAGGAACCCGAAGCTGAAGCAACAATTTTATCTAAATTAATTGTTGATACTGGTGTAAAACTATGCGTATCAGAAGCATTAGCTGCAATTCCTACAGCGTGTTTAAAATCGGGAGCCTGTTCAGTAGGTGGATTAGTATTAACATTAATTGTTGATTGATCTGAAGCAATAACAACTGGAACAGAAGCTGCCATTGTCTTTTGCCCTTCAGTTAATGCAGAACCTCCAATTTGTGCAACATTAGTTACCCATGGAGATGTTCCTTGATTTGCTGTAACAGTTCCACTAACAGGTTGAGTAGTAGCTGAACCATCAACTCGTACTGCTCCTACAGGAGTTAAAGATATAGGATCAGTATTTCCACTGGTATAGGAAGGTGCGGAAGTTGTAACGGCGCCTTGCATTAATGGCCCATTTTGACCAGCGCTTGCTGAACCTTGAGAAAATTCTTCTACTGGATTAATAGTAGACCCTGAAGCATTAGCAACTTCTGTAGTAAAATTTGTTGCATCACTTCGTACTGGTAAATGGCTATCAAAGTCTGCCATAAAATTATTTCTCCTTTAATAGTTGTTTGTGAGTTCGTTCTGCATGACAATTAGCGCAAACTACGTCACATTTATTTATTTCTTTTTGTATTAAATCTAATGGTCTTTTTATCATCTGTGAAACATTAAATTTCTTTTCTTCAGGATTTCTATGATCGAAGTGCATAACCCAAGGGCTATATTGAATATGACAGTCTTTACAAGGGCTACATTTTTGTCGATTCATCCATTCTCGTCGTATTTTATATCTTTTTTCATTATTCTTTTTTACAGATTTTTGATGATCTTCTTTATAAATTTTATTTCGCAACGCTGATTTCGTAATAATTTTTTCTTTATTATTAATATACCACTTTTTTTATATTCTTCGTACATTTTTAACTTCCTAATTCTTTTTGTAAATCTTGTATAGACTTATTTGTTGCTTCAATATTTACTTCTATTTTAACTTTTTCATCTTCTAATTCTAATTTTCTTAAATCCATTCGTTGTAAATTTAATTGTAATTCAGAAATACGAACTTGATATTGCATTTTCCGTAAGGCTGGATTTGCTTTAATATCAGCCATTAGGAAATACCTCCAAGTAAATTAGCCTTCATTGTTTTAGAGGAGGGATTAAAATGTTCTGCGGTAATTGTAACCATATCTTCAGCATTTGCAATAATAGGTGCAGAACGATAATCTCCTTGGAAATTTGGATCGGCAGCAGTAGATCGTCCTCCACCTTTTGTCATACTATTTACTTTAATTAAAAATTCTCCACTTGTATCTCCCCAACATAAAACACCAGTAATATTTAAGGTTTGACCATCTGGAACAATATAAGTTAATATTGTAGTAACAGTTGCAAATGGTACTAATGTCTCTGAATATGAATTAACAGTAGTAGAAAATCCTGTACCGCCACTAGAATCATGTAAAACATCAACATATAATGCTCTATCCGTATCAACTAAAAGTCTACGAGTATTACCAAATGTATCTGTACCAAGAAGACTTCTAGTATTTGTTCCTGGACTTAATGATTCATCATCACCGTCTTGTGGTGGTGTACTTGGAAACTTAAGTCCCATTAGTCCTCCTTAGGAGGATATTTTTCATTTAAATGATCTTCCATTTCTTTCATCGTACCTTTTCTAAGTTGAGATAATTCAACATGACTTCGTTTACGAAATGTCATAGAATCTTGTGTTACTTCAACTATTTCAATAGGAATAGTAATATTACCTATATCTCCAACTTGACCTGGCTCATCAATTTCTGTCATTGGAAGTGTAAATTCAAATTCTGGAACTGTAGAAGTAGGATTATTTTTATTATCCATATTTGTATGGCTAGACATTAATTTCTCCCTAATACTGAAGATATATCTAAAATATCATTTCGTGTTAATCCTGGTTTACCAGTTCTATTAAAATTACGTATTTCAGCATCATTTATATACTTATCTATATAATTTTGGTTATTAAATATATCTTTTGATATATAAAGTGACCCTGTTTTAAATACACTCAGTGCTTTAAATTTATTAATATATTTCATTTTTATAAGTATATTTAAAACTCTTTTCCATCCACTTTTTAATATATGACCATATTTATCATATATTGGATATTCTGGTACAGTATTCTTATCTACTCCACATATTTGAACGTATTCACCATCAATAACAGTAAATAATCCAGCAGCCTTACTATTATCACTACCAGCAAATATTCTAAGTGATTTGTTTAATATCTTTAGGTTACGTTCAAAATCTCCTGGTAACACTTTTACATTTCCTCACGATTAGCATGTGGAAGTTTCTTTTCAAGTTTATCTAAAGGCATATTCATAGCATCATGTTCTGATGGCATTTCATGATCTTCTTCACCTTCAGCGTATTCAACTTCCAACATGTCCCCTTTAACTCCTACAACTTTTAAAATAATTTCATCGCCAGGTTTAAACTCCATGTCAGGACAAATATCTTTAGGAATCATTACATGAACATCTTCATGATTCATTTCATGTTCACTAGCCATTTCTGGTTCATGACTATCTTTATTATAAATCGGTAATGGCATTTTAATCTCCTAATACAAAGTTTATTATGTTAAAAATTTATCATTATCGAATCCGATGGGGTGGTGAGTATTCGCGTGGGCAACTACCCACCAACCCCTTCAGACCCAATAAAACTTATCTATTAGCTTGCAGCAGTAGCCGTATAGATTTCAATTGCACGGAAAGAATCAAGAACAGCAGTAACATAGCTGAACTTGTATCCAACTGTGCTTAATTGATCGAGAGGATCAAACACACCTGAAGAACCAAGTTGCTTCATATAAGTTTTCAGATTATGTCCAGCAAGATCAACAATTCCATATGCTTCCTTACCAAACATCCAAGCGCGGTAAATATCAACTCCACCCATACCAGCGCCAGTGTCAACTTGAATATTTTGAGACTCCACAAATCGGCAGCCATAAATCTTGCCAATTTCCCCTTTGTAAAGAGGGCCAGTCGTGGTATATTTATTCAAGTCAAGCCATGAACCAACGGCTGTATCAGACTGAAGATCAAATGACTGAGCAGGATGAATAATCGCTGCGTAATCATTATTAAACGTCCGAACAGAATTACGTCGAAGTTTAAACACAGCTTTACGAACTTCAGAAGCTGTCATAACAGCAGACGTAGTAACTTCACTGACTGCTCCACCAGCAAATTGATTGGTGAAGTTTCCAGCCAGTTGATTTCGTATAATTGTATCAAGAGACAGTGCAGCTTGATATCCAAGAACTTCAAGTGCACCTTTAATAACAGGATCAATAGATTCAGTGATTAACTGATCCGAAAGGGTAACATAGTTACCATATTGGACAGGCAATACACCAACCTGTGTTGACGCAAGAGTTTCACCGTCAGGAACTGTACCTTCCGTTAATGGTGTAGTAACGGCAGCAAAGTTATTATAACGGGTAAACTTAATTTGGTTTCCTTCGCCTTTTGGAAGCTGACGCTTCTCACCAAACTCGTCAAAGTGCATTTCCTTTTCAAGACGAGTTAAAAGTTTACGATCATAGTAGATCGCAACGGCATTAGGAAAACCAGCAGTTGTGGTAATAGTTGTATTAAGATTAGCCATCGTGGTTTCCTTTTATAATTAATTTATCGGTCTTCAGCCACACCGTGCATAGACTCTACAAGTTTTTCAAGTTTATCAAAGTCCATACGTCTAAGATCAGCAGATGAAGTACCGGCATTTTTTCCACCAGTCGCAACGGCTGTTCTAGCCTCTTTTGCGATTTGGGCTTCTGCTTTCGCTTTACCCATTTCTTCAGCGGCTTTAATAGCATCTACGCTGCTGCGTTCTCTAGCAATTTCATAGGCTCTATCTAACATTCGTTCAATATCAGGCATATTGTCAAACTCAGGAGTTTTTTCAATAATTTCATACATTTTATCCTCTAATTTTTTAAAATCAGGGTAATTATCTGAATCTGCTCTACGAATCAATACAGCGAGTTTTGCATTTCGATCAATAGCTTCAGATTCAAGCGCATGAATTTTTTGAGCCAGCGGTTCGACATAATATTTTTTTGCATATGAATCAAGTGCTTTAGGGCCTTGAGTTTGAAAATCACGCATAAACTGTTCGGGATCAATTGGCTTCTCCGTAGCTTTTGCAAACTGATCAGCTAAAAGTTTATATCCACTTTGTATTTCTTGAAGTTGTCTCTTAACATCAGAGGCCTCTTGAGTGCGGCGTGTAAACTCTCTACGAAGTTCCTCATAATTTTTCCGATAGTCAAAAGAATCTTGTCCCTTCGTACCAATATTGTCGGTGGTTTTTTCGTTGGTCGTTTTGGGGGATTTAACAGTGTCTTTGTTATCGGTCTCAACAACTTGTTCTTTTGCGGCCTCAGCATTAACTTTAGCTTCAACATCTGCTTCAGTTACATTAGAGGTTGTTTCTTTATCAATAACAGCTTCTTCCATTTTATTAATTCTCCTTATCCGCCGTAGCGGGGGTAATTACTCCTAAATTTTGTAGTGTGAGATTCGCACCATCACCTTTAACAATCTTTGATTTTATAAGATCAAAGACTTCTGAATATATTTTAGTTTTAATACGAATTTCCTCAGCTTCTTCTTTACTTCTAGCATTTAACCACTCATTCTTTGCTAGCGTAATTTTTTCTTCTAAAGCCTTTTTAAAAATTTGAAATCCAGCATGACGACACATATCACGTAGTTGGGCTGCATCATACATCTCTTGAGATAATCTAGCTATTGCTGCGTCATCCATTTTAATACGTCCACAATCCCCATTGTTTACTTTCATCAACATCGTGTCTTGACTTAACTGACTGTTCTTTAAGTTTATTCTCTTGAGACGTTACTTTATTCCCAAATAAAACTGACATAATACTTTTCTTTATATGTTTAGATTTTCTTTTGGCTTCTTCATACCATTGTTCTGGTGTCATAAATTTATCCTATTAGCCAATCGGTGGAACACCCGGAACTTGGATTGGCCCCTGCGGTTCATTTTGTCCTACTTGATTTGTTATTGGTGCTGCTGATGTTACTCCTGCGACATTAGGAGTAGGCGTAGCTCCCTGAATATCTTGTACATCATCAGGATTAAAACCCATAAGTTTCCAAACTTTTCTCGCAAGTTTTGTAATAGTATTCGGCGCAAGAATATCTTTGAAGACTCCTAAAAAGGATGTAATTTGATTTATCTTAGCTTCTTTACCAATCATCTCACTAATACCAAGCATCTTAAAATCAACTTCAGCCCTAATCATTTCGGGTGTAATTTCTTTTTCAAATAAATGACCATACAACCCTTTATTACGAAGAGTTTCATCATCATCAATAAATTGAAGATTTAATTGATGAAACATACGTAATACACGTTTTACATAAGTTTCTTCTAATAGTTTTATAGCCATTCCAAATTTTTCAAGGGCCTGTGAAATAATAAGCTGTGCTCCTTTAGCTGTACGACCTAAACTACCGCTTTGCGGATTACCTTGAATAGCTTTAGGTGCTGTAGCACTTTCAATATCTGATTGTATTTGTGCAGCTTCAATATAAGCATTTTGAGTAATATTGTCTGGCGCTAGTCTTTCAATAGCTTGCATATCATCCGTTAAAATAATTCCATTTGGTGAGCTAACAAGAGTATCAAGATCAATATCAGCTAATGAATTAACTTTCCACATCGCATTTAAAATCATATTAACATTATCTAAACGTTGCCTACGAATTGTATTAAGTTCATGTTGTAGTGGAATTACTGGTTCAATCAATCCTAATCCAAACCATTCACCAATAATAGGATAAAATACTGATCGAATTATCGGACGTTTTTGATGATGAAATTCATTTGCTTTAGCTCTTAATAATACCTTACGTGAGCCAATTTCAATAAGTACTTCTTCTTTAATTCCATCCTCATCTAAATCATACTCTCCCCAAAAGGCTAATATTTCAATCGTATCTTTATGAACCATAGCAGGATCACTTATATTTCTAGTTGAAAGACGCGCTCTACGACTAGCAGAAAATGTATACTGTGCTCCTTTTAAGTTATCGCTATTAACATTTTGTGAATCAAAAATTGGATATTTACCTTTGCCCATTTCTTCTATATCTGACTTTGATTTCCAATATCGAACAAAAACTCCACGTCCAGGATTAGTAATATCATCTTTAGCTTCAGGATCAGGAAATACATCCATTACATCTAATATTTCAATTTCTGGCCTACGAGATACAACTTTATACGATTTTTTTTCATTCCATCCCGTAATACGACTACCTAACTTTAAACCAAATAGTGTAACTTCTTTACGAATTGGTGTACGCTCCCACACCCATTTTCGTTTAACTTGCCAAAAAACATAAGCATATGATGTACCATAAAGTAAAAGCTGTTTAATAAATTCAAGTGTTTTAACAAAGAAATTAGCTTGAGCAAGTTGATAAACAATAATTAATTTAATAACATCTGCTTGGGGATCATCTTTATGATCAGTAGCATCAACATCAAAGAATTCTTCTTGACCAAAGAGAGTAGTCATAATCTTTGGAATAGCAGCTTCAATAACCTGAAATACTAATGGAATAAATATTTTAGCCCGTGTTGGTGTCTTTTGATTTTCAACCACAGAAAAATAAAGTTTATAAATTTGATCCCAAAGTGATTCAAAAGGTTTGCGCCATGCTTCCCATTGTTCAAACCATCCTATTAAAGTAGTAACAAGTTTTTCTTCCTTTTCCATCCTTTCTGATTCATCAGAATACTTTAATTGAATAGGCTTAGATTCTTCATCAACTTTATGAGCTTGATTATCAATTTCTATTTTATTTTCTATTTTATCTTCTTGAATATCTTTTTCTGTTTGATCGTTTTGTTGCTCTGTTTTCATTTTAATAGCCAGTGTATCTATCTGGAAGATATTGTTCAATAGAGTGAGCAAATCTTTGTCTTACTTTTCGTTCTTGTTTATAAAGCCCGGGTGTAGCAATACTAAAAGCATATCTTAAAGCATCCATAGCATGATTATGAACTGCAACCGGTTTATCACTAGTTGGTTTATCTGAGTCTGGTGCTGGAAAATGGTATGTTGCAAGTTCATCTAAAGTATTCTTACATTTCTTTGAAATTTTAAGTCTTCCTTCTCTTATCAATGATCCTATTCGTTCTATTCCAACTGAGATATTATTATCTGCTTGTCTCAAATGTTTAATTCCATGATATCTTTGTAATTCAAAAATTAGTTGTGCAGATTGCGGATCAGCATTTATATAACTAAGACTTTTTCCTTTAACAAATCCAGCAAGTTGTTGTAACGATGATTCTCTTTGATAAAATTCATCAAAGACATAAAATATTCCAGACTTTGCATCCTCTCTAATACAAATTACAGCAGTCGGATTTGTATGTCCAAAGTCAACTCCTGCAAAATCTTTACCTGAATCTGGAACCTCAAATGGTGATATGATATGTTTTTCTTCATCAAAGTCTGGATAGACAAGTCCTTCTAATTGCGTAAACAACCCCATATATCTTCGTTCAAATATTGCTTGAGGTAAAGATTGTTTAGCATATTCATACTCTTCTGGTGGAAAAGCTGGATTATCTGAAGAAGTCCAACCAATTACAATAATATTGGGGTCTATTCCTACTTTTTTAATAATATCTTTATAAAACCAATTAACAGCATATGGTGTAGTAGTCATAATACATCTACCCTGGTGTACAGATAATCTACCTTTAACATTTAACCAGGCCTGTGATCTCATTTGACCAACTTCATCTAACCATGCTGCTAAAGCATCCATCCCTTCAATGCCATTGGGGTCATCCATTGATCTTACGAATATTCGACATGGTTCATTACTACCTGGCCGATTCCATTTAAGATCAAAGCAGCTACGTTGTTCTTTCCATTCCCCCCAAGAGCTTGGAAAGAATTCTTTAAATTTTGGTAGTGTACTCTGCTGCAATATTTTTACTGTGGGTGCTGATATAAGAAAGTCACCATAAACACCAGCAGAGTATAAGCGATAGATTTCATTACACATCCAAACTGCACCTACCGTAGTTTTACCACCACGTATTCCTGAGACTACCGCAATAAATCTTTCTTTAGCCTCTAATACTTTATCTTGGTGTGAATGTAATTTAAAGACTCCTTCCATTGGATAAGTCTCCTTATCACCAAATTATATCAAAGATCATAATTAAAGTATTTAACCAATGACCGGGGATTGAAACTTTACAAATAACTTCTAGTAATCCTGGTATAAGCCATAGTTTAAATTTATTCATATATACCTACTAATGGTAGGCAAATCTGCATAAATCTAAACTACGCATCCGATATTTCAATCTGATCGAATATTTTGCTAGACTTCTGACTATTGTCCGTGACGTCACTAGACTTCGTTCTAATGGCCCTAGCTTTCGATTTAAGGCACGTTTCTGTAGGTTTAGATATCTTATCCTTCTGAAACATTTCAATGGCTCTAATCGCATCCTGCTTCGTTCTATAGCCATTTGGATTAGGTCTAAAGTTTGAGAGCTTAAATCCTGAAGATTTAAATACTGGTCGTATCATATCTGATTTATAATCTTTTTTTATATCCGTTTTGATTCCTAAGAAACGTAATCAAAACGATTGAGTTTGAATTATTTTTTAAATAGTAGGAGTAGTCAGTGTATATCCGATTCTTAATGGCCACATTTTCCACACCACAAATCCACTGTCCTACCCCTGCCATACCCATTGAATTTCAATCACTTTGGTAATACATCTGAGATTGGATGGGAAGTATGGACAGAGGGAATTAGGGTATATGTGGGGAAGCGTTATTGTATTCAAGCGCCACTTCGCCATCATCCACTCGCTTAACCTCAATCACTTCTTTCTTTTCATTTTGGTTGATCACTACAGAATCACTCTTAACCACCACAAATGGCTGTATAGCCCCCTTCTCTGCTTTCTTAGATTCAGGTAAGGTCTCAAGTACTAGCTTCAGAATACGCAATTTTTGATCCACTGTAATCTCTTTTGAGATCAAGGGTAAAGTATTCAACTTACTCAATTCTATTTGTACACCTTCTCTTGAAAATCCTTTACCTTCAAGTATTTTACCAAGTTCTGTCTTTAACTTCCATTTAAGATCATAAGCATTCTTGAGATCACCTTTGTACCCTGCCCTCTGATAAGCCTCACCTATTGGCATACCATCAGCCACGAAATCAAGGAATAACCTGTTCTTGTTAGTTAATCTTTCAGAAAGTACCAAATCATTCATATCCGCAATATATATACTGATTTAGACCAAATGTACGACAAATTACTTAGTATATATGTATATATGTTATATTTTATATATTAGTATAAAATATAATAGAGATATTATATTTAATTTTAACTTCTAATTTACATAAATAAATATGACAATATTGTCATATATATCTATATTTAAGTAATTTAAAGGCCCCTTTAATAATTAAATATGCCAAATATGGTATATATATTATATTTTATACTGATATCTTAATATAATAATATTGTCATATATATTTCACTAAGAATTCACTTGACATCAGAACAATAGTCAGTATACTTGGTATAAAAGATAACTAAAGGGAGGTACGATTAAAATGGATGTAAATATCGAAAGTTTACTAGAGAAGTTTGAATTAGAATCTCTGAGAGAAGGTAACCGTGACGCAGCCATCAAATACAATGACCTTATACGGTGTGTAAAATCCAAAAAAATTGACGTTAAAGAAGCTCTAAATCAACTAATTCAAATTGTATTTGAATAGGAGGTAATTAAAATGGACATGGAAAGCCTAATAGATATGTTTGAATCAGAAGCAATCAAAATAGGTGATCTCAAAAGAGCCATTAAATATAATTGGCTTAGAAATTCTGTGAAATCGAAGCAGACTGATCCGGTAGAAGCATTAGATAAACTAATTCAAATTAGGTTTGAGTAAATTATCACGAGTATTTCATATAAATGTCACATAGTTATCATAAGCATCTGCTATACTTAAAAGATGTTGGTTCGAGATGTTCTTGACATACTTGAATAGGAGATAATTCAATGATCCTTGTTCCAATAAAACAAAATGTAACTGAGTTACAATTACATAATTGGTTTGTGCTGTTTAGTTATATGACTCCCGTTGTTGCTATAAATAGATGCAGTGATATAGTTTATGTGACTAATAAGAAGTATAGTGCTGCGACAACTAGACATATTAAAAATTATCTTAAACTTTTAACCTATTCAAACGATTATAAATTATGTGATCAAGAGTTCTTAGATAGGTTAATAGACTAAGACTACGCTCATAAGAATGAACGTGACGGATTTAATGAAGGATCGGTGTAGGTTAGGGATTAGAAATTAGAGTGAATGTGCTGCGTGTGCGCTGGAAAGACACGAACGAAGAAGTACTTAAGTAGACTCGACGGAGGTACAATATGGCATGTATGGAACATCAATGCACCAAGTGTAACTGGCATGAATTCGATAATGAAGAGCATAAGCGTTGTCCGGTATGTAAGGCAGAAATAATGAGTTATTTTGATGAGCTAATAGATTATACATCAAATTATTCTGACGTTACAGAAAAAGAGGAAGAATATGAACAATGATTCAACATTAGAAGCGAAATGGTGTATAGATAGTGAAACGGGAGAAAGAAAGCTACTTGATTTAAAAACAGGAAAAGATATTACACCAAAAAATGAGCTTATAAAGGAGAAACCGATGACTGAAAAAGAGCTAATAGAACTTGATATGCGTATATTAGATAAAAGTGGATTAAATGGTGATAATTTAATGTCCGCATACCTAGAAATAGCTAAAATAGCTGCTAATGCTAATCACGAACAAATTCACATACTTGGTAGACTTATAGAGACATTATACAAGGCTCTTTTATTGAAGCATTATTCATTCGTTAAAGAAGAAGGAGAATTACAATGAAAGATAAATTATATTCAGTGAAAGTTTCTAAAATTGATAACGGTTATACTGTACATGCGGTATTTTTATCAAAAAATTCTCATCAGTATATTCAAGATTATCGAGATGTTGCAGCAGTTGTAGAAAATCTTTTACGTTTAGGAGAAGAATATGAGTTTAAAGCTACTAATAGTTTTGTTAGGAACGTTACAGATAACGAGCTATCGAGCAATACCGAGTCAAACTAAGCCCAAAGATTGTACTTGGACTAGTATAGGTGACCGCACTACGGTATTTGGATGCGCGGTAAGCCCTGATTTATTACACTCAGGTCAAGTACATTATGGGGATATAGTGTATATAGATTCTTTTGGTTTTCGTGTTGTTAATGATTGTATGGGAGTTAAAGCTAAGCAATCCATTGATTTATTTGTTAGAACATATGATGAAGAAAAAAGAGTAGGTCTCCGGCATCTTAAAGTTTATCTTATCTCCAAAGGAAAATAACGTGCAAAAGAAAATTGTTAAGTTTCAAAAAATAACCGATAAAAAATCTAAACAAACATATTGGAGTTGGTTAAATACACAAGAAAAACTAAAAAATGATAAAAATTTTGATAATGAAAATAGATTAGCTAATGCTGATATATTAGCAGACGACGAGGCATTTTATTTTAGTAATGTATCAGAAAATCACGAGATACTTAGATATGTTCTCAAAAATGGTGCATTGAATTTTCTTAGTGAGCAAGAATATAAAGTATTTCATTTGTTATTTAGAGAAGGCTTTAGCTTAGATCAAATCGGAAAGCATTTAGAAATACGTAAATCAACCGTCCAAAACTATATTGATAGAATAAAGACAAAATTATTACAAATTTGTGACGATGAATTAGACTATCAATACAAGTAGTTTTACTTGTGGTACAAAAAGAGCAATTTGGTATATATATTGTAAACTTATGAAACAAGTGATTATCTTAAGAGGCGAATCAACACTAGAAGGAACCTTTGGTAAATTAATTGTAGATCAATTACAATTGTTTACCTTAGAACTTCCTTGGAACAATGACGAAAATAATATATCATGTATACCAGCAGGTTTTTATAATTGTCAATATACTTTGTCTCCTAGACTTCATAAATACACATATGAAATATTTGGTGATAGCAAACGTACGGGAATTAGGATGCACAGCGCAAACTTTAGTAGTCAGCTACTAGGATGTATAGCACTAGGAGAAAAACTTGGAATTATGGATGGAAAAAAGGTTCTGCTAATATCACGTCCAGCAGTTACAAAATTTGAGCAGTATATGAAGCGAAAACCATTTCAAATGGAGGTTAGATAGTGAGTATTCTTGATTCTGTTTTATCTTTAGCAAGTGGTGGTATAACTGGTTTAGTAGGTACAGCGATCGGTAGTTTTTTTACTTATAAGTCTAAACAACTTGATATTGAACTTCAAAAAGAAAAATATGCAAATGAAATTGAGCTAAAGAAAGCTGATGCTGCAATTATGGCGCAAGAATGGGCTGCACGTACTCAAATAGCTGAAACAACTGCTAACGCACAAGTGGAAACTGAAGATGCAAAAGGATTTACAGCTTCTCTTACGTCAGAACCTCAACGATATGCTGAAGGAACACTTACGAAAACCCAAAATTGGTTAATGGTTTTTTTAGATTTCTTTAGAGGAATAATCCGCCCTAGTCTTACATTATATCTTTCGGCATTAACAACTCTTGTTTATCTACAAGCTAGGTCATTAATAAATTCTGGAATGTCGCCAGAACAAGCCATTAATTTAACTTCTAAAATTATTGATACAGTGCTTTACTTAACCTCAACATCAATTTTATGGTATTTTGGTAGTCGTATACACGATAAGGTACGGAAATAAGTATGGGTTTTACTTATAAAATTCATGGGCATTGGTCTAATGGAAAACCATCTCCAACTTGGATTTCTTGGAATCATATGAAAGATCGGTGCACAAATAAGCATCATGTAAAGTATAAACTCTATGGAGGACGCGGAATAAAAATAGATACAAAATGGAAAGTATTTACTGGATTTTTAGAAGATATGGGTATACGGCCAAAAAATACATCTTTGGATAGAATAAATTCAAATGGTCATTATACAAAAGAAAATTGTCGGTGGGCATCATCAAGTGTTCAAAATAATAATAGATGTACACGCCGGATAAAGGAAAATAAATATGATGATATTTGAATATCAATATGAAGATGGACTGACAAAAGTTAGAATGGAGCTTCCTTCTGATTCTTTATTAAGTGAAGTTTTGGAACAGTTTGAAAATTTTCTTAGAGCTTCTGGATACTCATTTGATGGTGAAATAGATATTTATCGATCTATTTATCATGGCGAATTGGAGGATAGAAAAGATGAGTGAAGTTAATGATATTGTCACTGACACCGAAGCACAATCAGCTTTTGAGTCCAGAGTGCAAGAAATTGGTAAAGGTCGTTGTAAAAAATGTGGAATGTTTAAAATAAATCAAGCGGGACAATGGATTTGTCCGAATTGTTCGACTAAAGAAAATAGAATAGCACCGCATATAAATGAACTTCCTGACCCCGGGCATGATAAAATGGAACAAATACTTAAAAGTGATGGAGTGGTTAAAATGAAAGTAGAAACCGTTACAAATATCGTTGATCCTGTTATCACGAAAAAAGAAGCCTATGGATTACCTTATATTACTATTCAATTTAATTTACAAGAACTTGAAGTATTGGCATATAATCAAATAATGAGTTTAGTATATGATAGAATTGTTAACGCACTTGACGATATGCCAATGCCGACTACAATTAAAGAAGCAAAACAAATTATTAAAATACAAGAACGTTTTATTAAAACGGAAACCTTAAAGGAGGAATCTAACAATGGTTGATGCACGTACAGCACTAGAAGACTTTAAAAAAGATGGAGAAACAGAAGAAGTCAGCGGGTTACCTTCTACTCCGGTTATTGACCTTAAAAGAAAAGAGGGTAATTTTTTTACTGGAGTATATATGGGACGACGTGAATTAATAGCATCTAAAGCTGGTGTTAGCGTACTTCAGTTTAAGTTTGGTTCTACAAACGCTAGTATTACTAAAAAGAAAGGTAATGAATATCCTGAAGTTAAAGTAGATGAAGGAGATAAAGTTACAGTATTTGCCTCTACTCAACTTGATCGAAAATTCAAAGAAATTAAAGAAGGCACACAAGTATTTGTAGAGTATCTTGGAAAGAAAACTGATGTTATTAATGGTAGAAAAGTTACTTCTCATAGATTCACTGTTCGCGCTAAAGTTAATGCTCAGGTCGAAAATTCTAACGATGAGGTTCCTCTTTAATGTCAGAATTACCGGGGGTTGTTACTATGATGGAAGTAGTTAATCAATTGCAAAATGCAAATAATTCTTTGCAGAGTGCGAATAAACGTAAAATATCTGAGCCAGGAGTTAAAGACCTTCTTATTACTAGACAAAATGCTCTTGGAATTGCTAAAGATATTATGATAGCATCTGGTAGGTGCCCTATAAATCCTGAACAAGATCAGGAATTTATTGAGCAATTAAAAAAAATTGCAGATCAACTAGTTGCATATGACTGGCGAAACATTCAACTTCCATGAATGAAGATATGAGAGGATGTGCTGAAGAAGAATATGAAGTAGAATGTCCATTTTGTATATTTCCTAAATGTACCACTTTTGAATGTTGTAGTTATCACGATTGTACATGGAATCAATGCTATTGTATGGAGTCAGCACACTATGCCACATAGTCAAACTATAATTAATAATCAAGAAGAACCATCTGTTACCGAAATTATAGCTATATTAAATAAACCATATTTAAATAGATGGTTTGGTAAAGTTGGAAATCAAGAGGCAGCGCGTGTTAGTAAAGAGGCTGCTGAACTTGGTAAAGATGTACATAATAAAATTGAAGAATATTTAACAGACGGCGTAATAGCAAGTACATATAGCGCGCTTAACAATTCATCTCAGGTTTTTGATTTATTTTCTACTTGGGTTACTTGGTGGATTCATGGTAAATATGATGTCAAAGCACTAGAAAAAAAAGTTATTAGTAAAAAATATTTATACGGCGGAACATTTGATGCAATATTATTACATAAAACAAGTAATACTATTTATTTAACAGATTGGAAAGTTAGTAATAACGAAGATAAATTTCGTAGACTACAACTAGCTGGTTATGCACAAGCGTACTATGAAGAAATGGGAGAAAAACTTATAAACGGGCTTATTGTAAGAATTGATAAAAATGAACAAAAAGTTTATGAAGAACATATTTCTAACCTTTGGAACTATGTCCCCTTATTTTTAGCTTGCCGTAAACTTTATGATTTTGTTTATTCCAGGAAGAAATTTAAAAATGATTAAATCAAAGACACGAAAATATTGGAGATTAAAAACTAAAGAATGGCGTGATAATATGATAAAATGTCACCCACTAAAGTATAAAAGATTAATGAAAAAATATCGTAATAAAAATGGATTAAAAAATAGACTTAATTGGAAATACGGAATAACTACAAATATTTATTTTAATAAATTACAAATACAAAATAATAAATGTGCTATTTGTCTAAATGAAGATATAAGACGATTATCAGTTGACCACGATCATAAATCTGGAAAGATTAGAGGACTTTTATGTATTAAATGTAATAGTGGATTAGGATTATTTAAAGACGATAGACGTTTAATTTCTAGAGCTTTAAGGTATTTAATAAAATGGAAGTCCTAATGACTGAGCCACAATTTAGTTATATACCAGTGCGAGATAAAAAACCTCTTATTGATTGGAAAGAATATCAAACCCGATTTGCTTCAAGTATTGAAATTGATACTTGGCGCAAACAGTTTGAAAATAGTACCCTCGGTATTGTTACTGGTTCTATTAGCAATATTTTAGTTTTAGATATAGATGGAGACGTGGGTAAACAATCAGTACAAAATATCGCCGGAGGTCTTCCTGCTACGTGGGTCAGCAAAACTATAAAAGGCTGGCACTATTATTTTAAATGGAACGATCAACTAAAATTGTATCCTACCACAAAAGTTGGCATATTGCCACACGTTGACATACGTGGTGAAGGTGGCTATGTAGTTAAATATGAGTGGTGTAAGGGACATAGCCCATTGGATTTGGAGTTAGCTGACATACCACAGTGGTTATTAGACTTAATAACTTACCAAGAAATTGAACAAAAAGAAACTAATAAAGCTGGATGGATATTAGAAACTATCAGTAATTTAAAAAAAGGAAACAGACATTATTCATTTTCTAAACTAGTGGGCAAATTAAATCGGGATGGTTGGTCTAAAGAAGATATATTTGCTGTTCTTAAACCACATGCAGAATCATGTGATTTTGATATTAAGAATCTTTGGGATGAAATTTTAAGAATGAGTAATAGGTATTCAGACCAAAGTAAATCAAATGAATTGAAAGGAATTGAAGCTAGTAAACTATTAGCCGAATCTAATGATACTTTTGAGTGGTTAGTCGATGGTATTATACCTAAAGAAGGGATTAGTATTATTGCTGGCGCTCCCGGCTATGGAAAATCATGGCTATTACTCGATCTTGCGATTGATTTAAGTACTGGCTCTAAATGGTTAGGTAAGTTTATTACATGTCCTTCAAAAGTAATGTATATAGATGAAGAATCTTCTAAAAATTTATTACGTTATAGACTCAGAAAGTTGTTAAATTTTAAAGAGTTGAAGTCTGATTTGCTACGTATAAACTTTTATATTGGAGAGGGGCTATCATTTAGTAATCCAAAGTCTTTGGAAAATTTGAAGTACAATATACAAATTTCTAATAGTTCTATTGTAATAGTTGATTCATTAATTCGTGTCCATAGTGCTGAAGAAAATAATGCAACGGCTATGGCCGAAATGTTTTCTAAAGTAAAACAAATAGTTAGAGAATTCAATTGTACAATTATATTTGCAGATCATACTAGAAAACAAGGATTTATTGAAAGTTCAGTAGATCAACAATTAAGAGGAACATCGGAAAAGATGGCTGCTATTGATAGCAGCTTGGTTTTGAATAGAATTGGAAATAACTTATTAATTGATCACGCAAAATCTAGATTTTCAGAGCCGATTAAGTCTTTTGAAGTTGGAATTGTAGATATAGATTCTACAAAAACACAAGTGAGGTATATTGGATGATGTTATGTTTAAAGTGTAGTGAGCCTATCTTGAGAAATGATTTAGTCCGTATAGTTTGTATTTGTCGATATGTACAACCTTCAAGCGAAGGATATGGATTAGATTTTATATCCCAAGAGCATATAGAACATAATAGTTGTAATCCAAAACCATGGTACATTAAATTTTGGTTAAAAGTAAAAATGCCAAAAGAGGTAAAGGAACTATTATGAGTGTAAAAGTCTATTTGGCGCAAGCTATGACTGGCTTATCTGGTAATGAGATATGGAAAAGATTAGAGACAGCGAGACAAATATTTCTTGAAAATGGAATTGAAATATTAAGTCCTGTTATAGAAGAAGGAATTAAACCACAAATTAAAAAAGTTAGCGCATCTAGAGAAGATTTAATAAATTTTTGGAAAAGAGATAAAGAATTAATACGTAAAGCTAATGTTATTGTGGATTTAACACCCGAAAAGAAATCAGAGGGCGTAGCGCATGAAATTGGGTACGCCAGATATTTTTTATGGAAACCTATTGTACGAGTTTATGATATATGTTCAGCCCCCTCAAGTTCATCATCTGTAGCCTATTTTGAAGATGATCTATTAATAACTGGCCTACCTTATGCTGCTCTGTGGATTAAAGAAAAATGGGGAAGTCGTTATAAACGATTTATTTGGAGAATAAAATTATATAATAGATGTTATATTAAAGGGTTGTATTATAAATTATTGGAGTGGTTTTAATGAAACGGTCTACTATTGCTAGAATTGCTTTAATAAGTTATGGGTTAAACTTCTCCGCCCTTTGGCTAGGAGTAATAGTTCATAACTGGTTGTTTGTTAGTTTATCTGGTCTTTGGATAGTGCTTATTTCTCACTGGTTTGAAAAGAATTATTTTGATAAGGAGAATACAGATGCCGTACATAAAGAAAGAGATTAGGGAAAAACTTAGACAAGGAATTAAACCTGCAACGGTTGGCGATCTTAATTATCTTTATTCTTTGATTATTTATTCTGAATGGAAAAAGAATGAATCTTATACTACAATTCATAAATTGAGAACCTCGGTTGAGAAGCCGCATACTTTTGATCCAATATGGGAACTTACTAAAAGGTTTAAATTTTCAGGATGGTTAGATAGTGATTTACAAACTGCAAGAGAATTAGCTTTTAATGAATTTTATCGAAGATTTGCTTCAAAGTATGAAGATTCTAAGATGCTTGAAAATGGAGATTTTGTTGATGATATATATTTAGCTGAGATTATCAATGGACATAATAAATAATTGTCCTCATAAGTATATAAACCTAAATGGAGTTTGTATTTCTTGTGGGTATGAATTTAAAGTAATAAATAAAGAGGATAAAATGGATGGTCAAGTTTTAAAGTCAGGAGAAAAGAAAGATGAAGGAAAACTTAGGTGGGAGTTATTGTCCTATGATGCAGTTGAAGGTATCGTTAAAGTTCTTACTATGGGTGCAAAAAAATATCAAGCTCGTAATTGGGAGTTAGGTATTGATTATGGACGGGTATTTGGGGCACTCCAACGTCATCTTACCGCTTGGTGGCGTAATGAAAACAATGATTCCGAGAGTGGGTTATCACACTTGGATCATGCACTCTGTGAATTAATGTTTCTTAGCGCATATGAAAAACGAAATATGACACAATTTGATGATCGCCCTCGTAAGAATAATGATAGACCTACTTACTAAAATTAAAATTACAGGTATTTGGTTATTAGTATATTTAGCAATTTGGATATTACTTCCTGTAGGAGTTTTTTTATATGTCATCTATACAACAAGCTGGACTATCTCCCAACTTATTAAACTTTGGCGTTCAAAAATATAAAAGTGAACTATTAATAGACTCTAAGTCTATTTTTAATAATAAATCTAAACTTTGGGTTATTGATGTTGAAACTAATGAGAAAGATCAATTTGTAGGACTAGCGCTTACTAATAATCAAGACTATGTTTACTATTTTTCGGTATTAAATCAAGAACTAGTAACGTGGCTTCAATTTAAAAGTTTAATAGGTCATAATATTAAATTCGATGCAAAGTTACTTAAACAGTGGAGTGTGTCTTTAAATGCCGATAATTTATATGGTGATACAATGCTTATGAGTTATGTTCAAAATACTACTAAAGAATCTCATGGTCTTAAAGAATTAGCAAAAGAACATACTAAATTAGAGTGGCCTACATATAAAGAAATTGTCGGTAAAGGGCGTAAAAAAGTAACATTAGATAAACAACCAATGGAACTAGTAGCTAATTATTGTGGTATGGATGTATTAGCTACTTTAAGTCTTTATAATTATTACAATCGAATTTTAACTCCCATACAACGGCATATATTAAATAATATTGAACTGCCTATTATGCGTCTTCTCTTTAATATGGAATTACAGGGAATAAATATTGATTTTAAGTATCTTTGTGAGCTTAAAGAAAAATTTAGTAAAGAATCATTCGATACATTAAGTTTATTGTCTAATCTAGGTTTGTCTAATCCACGTTCTCCTAAACAGGTTGTAGAATGGTTAAAAAAAGAGGGAATTAATGTTGAAAGTAGTGATCAGAGAGTTTTACAAGATTATAAAGCAAAATCGCCCATTTCTTTATTACTTCAATATCGAGAAGCCTTTAAACTACTATCTACATATGTTGAACCTCTTTTAGAAAGAGCACCAAAAATTCATACAACATTTAATCAAATTACATACTCTAAATCAGATGATAAGTGGCTTGGAATTCGTACAGGAAGGCTATCAAGTTCTGAACCTAATCTTCATAATATTCCAGTTCGTACTAATACGGGCAAGCTACTCCGTAAAGTTTTTATTGCCCCAAAGGATAAATTATTGATATGTGCAGATTACTCACAAATTGAATATCGATTATTGGCTCACTTTAGTGGTCAAAAAGATTTAATAGAGGCTTTTAAAGAAGGAAAAGATATTCATGAAGAAACTGGAAAAATACTCGGGGCTGATAGAAAACTTGGTAAAACGCTTAATTTTGCAGCCATTTATGGAGCAGGAGCTGAAAAAATTAGCAAAACAGCCCAAATATCAAGAGAAGATTCTGAAAGATTTTTAGCGTTATATTGGTCAAAATTAGGAGACGTTAAAAAATGGATACAACGAGTTAAACACGCTGTTAAATTGTATAAAGGAATCAAAACAATATTAGGCCATTGGATACCTTTACCAGGTATAAATTCATCTAATCCTTATGAAGTTTTTCATTGGGAGCGGGCCGCTGTAAATTATATAATTCAGGGAAGTGCTGCTGAAATTATTAAATTAGCTATGTTAGTAGTTGATAAAAATGGTTATCATCCTATTCTTCAGGTTCACGATGAGTTATTATTTGAAGTTCCAGCTAAAGATTTTATTGAGCCGATATCTCCTAATCATCCTTTAATTATTCAGCATATAATGGAATCAGTTATTTCTTTACGAGTTCCTGTAGTCGTAGATATTGGATATGGTAAAAATTGGTCAGAAGCTAAAGGAGAATAAATGGATACACCAAAGTTAAATTTAGACGCACAATTAGCTATTCAAAAACTTAAGGAAATTATGAACAAAGAATTTGATTCAGAAGTTTCTCAGTACTTTCCCGATACTTTAAATTTTCAAGGTGTTTTAGAACTTCAAAAAATTAGATGTTTACAAAAAATATCGTTTGCATTAATAAGTATTGCTCAATTAGAAAAAGAGGTTCAATCATGAAAAGAAAGTGCAGGAACTGTCTTAAAAGTCTGCCTAGTGGAGAGTATTTTTGTGAACAATGTTGTAACAATTCTAAATGTCAGAAAGAACCAAATCTAGAGGCACTTCAATTCCTTGCTGAGTGGAGACTTTGGAAACCTGAAAATTTTAGGGAGTAAAATTAATAGGGATGGTGCAATTATG